ATCTATGAAAGTTTTGCCAGTTATTACCAAACCTACCACCAGCACCAGAACCACGGTCACCACGAAACCATTCATTTTCTATAGCTCTACCTACTTCATAACCATATTCTAGAGTTTGCTTTTCTGCATCAGGTACTACCTGACTAGGGAAAGAACTATTTACACTTTTATAAATCATTTATTATATTATTTTTGAAGTATATCCTTTGTTGTCGTATTTCTTAAAATTTAAAACAGGTTTACTTTTGTTTTGTTTGTACACCGGTGTGTATTTATTTTTATTACAAGCCATTATAGCTAAACCAGAACTTATAGTTGCATCAAACTTTGTTCTATTATTTATATCAAACCTCGACCAATCTTCTAATGTTCTTTGAAAATACATTTGACCGTAACCTCTTTCAGTTGCACCTATAAAATCATTTATATAAGATTCTATAGCTGCAGCGTGAGCTTGTTTAATATCTTCGCTAGAGTTAGGTATTCCACCTATTTCTTTTTCTGTAACAGATAGCTTTGAATATATTTTATCTGGTCTATTTATTGAAAATCCTCTGTAACCTCTTCTTTTAAAATAATACAAAAGTCTAGGTTTGTTATTTTCAGCTAGTATTGGCATTCCATAAAAAACACAAGCCATTAATATATCTTCAAAAAATATCTCAGCAGTTTGAGGTCTAGCTATGTACTCTAAAAAAAACATATTAGCAGGAGCATCTTCCATACTAAACTTAGTTAAACCGTGTAAAGAACCTTTAGAACCTCTACTATCTACAGTACCTGATATATCGTAACTATCACAACCAAAAGCGCCAACATGCTCGTTACCAGGGTATTTTACGCCATTTTTAATTATAACTTTATTCTGTAATTCAGCTTTAGGGATCCAAGTAACTAAAAATCTACCATCTTTGTTAGGTATAAACTGTACTTTAGTATCTTTAACTCCATTAACCCATTGAAAACTACCTGCAGTAACTTGTTTACTATTGTTTAAGTCTTCATTATAATCTATCTGTTCGTATATTTTAGTTAAATTAAACAAAGATAGTTTAGCCTCATCTCTAAAAGCGTGTTTTTCCGTTCTTGGAAACTGACGATAGTATTCGTTTAATCCGTCTTGATCATTTTTTAATCCTTCAACTTCGTTTTCCCAATGTTCTATAACTCCTTGAGATATAGTATCACCGTTAGAATCTAAAACCTCCCCTTTTGGTTTATTGAAGACTGGTACGCCATAAGCATCAATGAATCCTTCGTAGTTCCATTCCATAGGTATGAACAAACTATATAATCCTGAGCTAGTCTGGCCATTGCGGTTTCTACTTGTGACGTCTGATGCATAATATAATTTTTTAAAATTCTTACCTCCTTTATCTAAAGCGTTTGATGTTGAACCCATCATACACTTACCAACAATTCTACTACCTAATCGCAAACAAGTTTTTGTAACTCGCCAGTTATTTAATATGTTATCAGGTCTCTCCCATTTACCACTTTCATCATGAACTAGTAATCTTAGTTTTTCACCATCATAAGAGTTATCACCTGTGTTTTTCCAGTCAATTGTTGTATCTAATCCGTCTAACTCTATTTCTTCAACACCTTCGTTTAGTTTTCTTCTAGTTAATTTAGAAGCTGGAACTCTATAAGCTAATTCAGTTTTAGGTCGATCCATACCGTCTTGTATCGGTTTAAAAAAGAATGGATAGTTTATACTAATAGGTACAACCTTATCTGTAAACATTTTCTTTGCATCAGCACCAGATTTAGATAATATACCGAATCTAGCATCTGAAGACATTGTGGCTTGATTAACTGATTCTGACGAAGACATAAAACTAAATCCAGAACGTCTGTTCTTCAAATAGCACATACCATAACATCTAATATCAGCTTTACAAGCTTCCCAAAATATAAAAAACAATCTATTTGATTCTCTAAAGTCAGCATAACCAACATCTATTTTGGACCATTGTAAGTACATATAGTGTGTACCAGTTAGGTATGTTGATTTTCCGTTGTTCTTAAACCAAAAACCTTGTTCACGTCTATTGAACTCTGTATCTATATAATCATACCAACTTTCTTTGAAATCATCACTTCGCTTCTCCCAATCGAAAACGCTTTTAATTCTAGAAAGTTCCTTAGGGTATTCTAACCTCTTCCACATCTGTTCTTTTTTAATATCAGAACAGCTGTAAACTTCTTTAGGTGCTTTAGGTAGAGCTATTTTTAGATTTTGTATTTCTATAACTTCACCTACAGTTCCGTCTTTACTTATTATAACAACGTCGTGTTCAGCATCATAACCATACTTCCACTTCTTATATCTGTTGTTTCTTTTTAATATAGAAGGCTTTATGTGTTCTTTTAATGTCTTTACAAGAGTTTGTTCGTACATTACTTAGATCTTCCTTCTGCAAAACCTCTAAACACTTTTTTGTTCTCAGTATCTTTAGGTTTTTCTTTTAGTAAATTCTCTTCCTCTTCTATACGGCTCAATATTTCAAAAGCATCGAATATAGCTAGTTTTTTAGTAGCGGCTGCGTTTTTTAATCTATCAGCACTTATGTCGTCATCAGAATCTACAATAGCTTCTTTAGCTACTTTTATAAGTTCCTCAACTGCTTTTTGCCCAGCTTGGATTATATTCTTCTTCGTCTCCTTTGTATTCATGCTTTAATAAAATATCATTTGATTCCATACAGTAAACTCTCATGCCATCTATAACAAACTCAAACTCTCTATTTTGTTTATAGCTGACTAAGTCTCCCTCGGTTATTTCTAGATCTTCTAGCGAACTATTACCGATTTTTAATATACCAATACATTTTTGCTCTTTATCTAGAGAGAATGGATCAGTATTTTTTATAGGCATTACAAAACACCTATTACCTACAGCTTTCCATTTATCTTTACTTTTGTATAGATAAATTTGATCTGGTTGACAGAAGTATGTATTATCTTTGAATAGCTTACTACTGTCTACAGCTTTACCCTTTTGATTGTAATATCTTCTGAATACGTTATGATGTATTACTATTATATCACCTTTTTTTATAGGTGATTTAAAAGCTGTTGGTGTAGATATTACTATAGCTTCTCTGCTAATGAATTTAAAGTTTTCTATGTTAGAGTTTGTAATTAGTTTTTTATCACCAATTTTAACTTCATTATCGTATCTACCATTAACTGGTTCTACTATAAAATCAAAAACACTTCTCATTAATACTCTAAATCATACTCAACAGATATTGCCATGTTAGAATTAAATTTCTTCCATGGCATTACCTCGTTGTTTTTCTTAATGTATATGTTATAAGAGCAATCAGATTCGTCATAAAGTATACTGCATATTTCGTGTCCACCATAAACATTTTGGTTAACTGAATAATGCATAGCTTCGTTCTTATAATCCGCGCCTATGCTTATTTTTCTTATAACAGTAGACATTTTTACTAATCTTTAACTTCTTCAGCTTCTTCAACGATTTCCTCGTAAGTACCATCTTGTAGATTAATACTGACTTTACCGTATTTGTTTTCTAAAGCTTTTTTATTTTCTTCAATTTCTTGATCAACTCCAGCTAAAGCGTGTAATACTTGATGTTTTTGAGATTCTAACACCCCAACTTGAAACACAGCTTGATCTTGTTTACTTTTTAAACTTACTAACTGTTTTAACTCTTCTTCTGTAATCTTGTTTTCCATTTGATTTAATTTAATTGTTTTCATTTATTTATTATTACCTGATTTTTTATTCTTTTCCCAAGTCCTACCTACAAAGTATGCTCCATATACGGTTATTAATAAAGATTGAAATATAGGCACATATTGCTCTGCTACTTGGAATCCTCCAATATTCCCGTCAAAGAAAGCTAAAATAGTAAAAACAAACGTTAAAAACACTAAAACCAAAGGTCTAATGTTTTTAGACAAGAAACTATCACTAGCCATATCAGCTTTCCAACGTTCGGTGACTTGCTCTTGAGCATCACTATCAGCTTTTTCTAGTATTTCTTGTATTTGTTTTTTAATTAAAAGTTTTTCTTCTTCTGTAGTAGTAAGCTTATCAATAACGCCACCAATATCTTTAATGACACCACCGGTAAGCCATTGAAATATTTTTTTCATTTACTTTTTATTAAGTTTTTTACCAGGTATATCACCCATTTTTGTTGGATCTTTTTTATCGCTAGGACCATCTGTCATATACGCTGGAGACTTCATATTTAAAGGTATATCTTTACCTGTTTTAGGCATATTACCTCTACCTGGTTTCATTTTAAAAGGACTTTTCATTTCTTTGTTTATTTATTTATAGTTATTTACTCTTAGCGTATGCTTCTTTTTCCCACGGAAGTCTTCTGTTACCTTCGTCCATGCTTTTTCTAGAATACTTTTTACCTTTCCAGTAAACGTTTTTATCATCATAAGTTAAATCTCCTCTATTGATTTGATCTACGTGGATTTTTTCGTGATCAATTACTTTTTTCTCTTGTAAAGGTGAAAGATTTTTATTTATAAGTATAGAACCATTTTTGTTGGCCATACCTAAAACACCATCTTCCATATCAACTCTATATATAGGCGTGTTATCTATTTTCTTATCTGAACTCCTTAGTTTAAAAGCCATATTACCATTTAACTTTGTTAGCCCAATACGCTGCAGACATTTTACCTTTCTTAATGTTTTTAGCGTGTCTAGCTTGAAATGATTTTCTTCTAGCATTAGATTTAGCATCTTTCTTTTTTCCAGCACCACTAACTCCTGCTTGACCAAATCTAATTATTTTCTCCTTACCGTTTTCACAAGCTTTTACCACATGCGACTTACCACCACTTACTTGAGCTTTTGGCTTGTTACAAGGCATTTTAGACTTGTCTACTTTTAACAAAGGACTTTTACTTGACTGAATGTAAGGCATAACTCTATCCTTTAGCTCTACCAGTTATAGGACCGTTCAATTGCCCACAACCACAATCACCAACGCATCCACAAGGTTGCATTACTTTTAATTTCATACCTTTTGCTCCAGAGCTAGATCCTTTTGCGTGAGGTCTACCCGCTTGACTTAAAGGTCCGTCCCATAAAGTATTTTCACCTACTTGTCCTTGTGCTTTTTGTTTCATATTTTCCATATTTTTATTTTTTATAGCTTCCGCAACTCTTTTTAAAAAAAGGCGTATTTTTACCTAGAGATTGTTGTCTTTGTTCAATTGTACCCATAACCGCATTACCAATACCTATACTTTTATCTCCAAAAGGAGATACTAAACTAGAAGGCTGTGGTGGTGTTACAGTATACTCTACTGGATTACCAGTTAATGGATCAATTTTATATTGTTCATTCATAATTATCTATTTTTATCCCTGTTAACGTTTTTTATTGATTTTATTAATACTTTATCTGTGTATGTCAAGCCTTTCATAATACTATTTCTTTTAGTACTTGTAGGAATATCTTCATGTCCTAGCATTATTCTGTATATTCTACTTATTAATTGTTTACCTTTAAAAGAAACTTTATATATATGGTACTTTTGCGTAGTTCTATTTCTTTTACGCCAAACCGTTATCCAACCTTCTTTCAACAACCTATTCCATCTCCTATTATCCCAACTATAAGAATACGTACCTGTTTTAAAATCTTCTTTAGTAAACATATCTGTACAATCAAGATATATTAAAAGCTCTATATCAGCATCACTTAAGTTATTATTTCTACAAGCCCATTTACGTATTATTCTATAATGTTTTAAAAGATTAATATCTCTTATGTCACTAGCTTCTAACCTCATAAAACGACAACAACATCTCTAAGCGTAATCACATAAAAAACTTTTTTATCAATTTCTATTCTATGACCTGCATGCATATCGTAATAAATAGAATCACCACTTTTAACACCTTTAACCAAGTCACCACAGTTTACAACTGTAGCTTGTTTATACCTAACATCTTGCTTTTGACTATTAGCAAGTAGTAAGCCACCCTTAGTTTTTGATATAGCCTCTTCTTTAATCTTCTCGATTAATATATTATTACCTACCGCTTTCATCACCAACTCTTAAGTTATTAATAACACAATCTGTAGATAATATAGTTGTTGCTACAGAAGCAGCGTTTTTTAAAGCGCTTTTAGTAACAAGTAAAGGATCTATAATACCGTTTTCTACCATATTAACCATTTCACCAGTCATTACGTCAATCCCTAAGCCATTATATTTTGAAATAGACATATCAACACCAGCGTTTGATAAAATCTTCTTAAAAGGCGCTAAAATAGCTTCTAACAACACTTCTTCACCTATGTTATTAGGTTTAACATTTGACCAAGCATCTAAAAGAGCAATACCACCACCAGCTACAATACCTTCTTTTACCGCTGCTTTTGTTGCGCATATAGCGTCTTCAACTCTATCGGATTTTTCTTTTAACTCTATTTCAGAGTTTGCACCTACTTTTACTACAGCAACTTTACCTGATAGTCTTGATAATCTTTTTTCTAATCTAACAACTTCACCAGGTGCTTTAGCTTCTTTTAATTGTTTTTTAACTTCTTCTATAAGCTTTAATACTTCATCTGTTTCAGTGTTAACTTGTAGTATTGTTTCGTAATCACTAGTTATACTTTTAGCGCATCTACCAAGTAAGTCTGGATTTATTATTTCTAGATCATCACCAAGGTCTTCATTTATTATTGTTGCACCAGTTAAAACAGATAAATCAGATAAAGTATCTTTTTTGTTAACTCCATATGTTGGAGCATCGATAACGTTTACCTTGATATTTCCTTTAACTTTATTCATAGCTAAAGTCGCTGTTATCTTAGGATCTAGGTCACCTATTATTAAAAGAGATTTGTTATTTGATATAACATACTCTAAAACAGATTGTATTTGTCTAATAGACTCAACAGGTGATTCAACTAGTAATACTAATGGATTCTCTAATTCAGCAACTCTTTTTTCATTGCTAGTAACGAAATGAGAATTTGTAATACCTTTTTCATATTGAACACCATCAACAAGTTCAAATGTTGTATCCTCAGTGTCAGTAGGTTCCATTACTACAACCCCATTATCGCCGGCAGCTTTAAAAGCTTCACCTATTACTTTTCCAAGTTCTTTGTCATTGTTACAACTTATAGCGGCTACATCCATTAACATGTCTCCACTAACTTCTATACTTTGATTTTCTAAGTATTTTATTACTTTTTCTACGGCTGAATCAATACCGTTTTTTATTAGCCTTATGTTGTTCTTTTTAGAAGCTTCATAAGCCGTGCTTAATATTGAGTGTGCCAGTACTGTAGCTGTTGTTGTTCCGTCTCCAGCTTCTTTCACAGTTTTTCTAGCAGCTTCTTTTAGAAGCGTAGCACCCATATTTTCAACAGGATCTAATAAGATTACAGAATCAGCAACAGTTACACCGTCTTTTGTTATAACAGGTTTACCGTTTCCGTCTTCTAAGATCACACATTGACCACCAGCTCCTAAAGTGGAGCTGACGGCTTTTGTTAATTTATCTATACCTTTAAATATTTTAACCTTGGCATCATCACCAAAGTTAAGATTTTTAACAATCTTATCTGACATATTTTATTTAATTTAATTTTATTTCGTGTATTTTTTATTATTACACGGTTTGTGTCAAAATTACTCTTGTTCTACAGGAGCTTCTTGCTCAGGAGCAGGATCATCACCTATTGTTAATGTAACTGAAGAAGGTGTTATTAAGTTGTTTATCTGTGACTCAATGCTAGACTCAATAGATAAAACTTGTTCTTCACCCATAGCTGACTTTGTCCATTCAACAACTTGTTCATTTGTAAGTTGGTCAAAAGGTATAAAATCAGTTATATCCTCAGTGTTTAGTGTTTGTGTACCAATATTAGTACTTGAGTAAGGATTACCTTGAGGATCAACTTGATCCGAAGTACCTGTTACTCTCCAGTGTACGTTGTACACTACATCTGCTTCATCTCCTACTATAGGGTAAGCGTCTACTGTTTTGCAATTCCATGCGTAATTAATCATAATTTTCTGTTTTTACTTATTAATATTTATTTATTTATGTTATTTTTGTTACAAGTTGCTCCACAACTTTTTGAATTAGAATGCACATCCAGCATCTGTACCTGTAACTACTCCATTTGAACTCACAGCTACAGCGCTTCTTGACGACGCAAGCAACCTCCACCCATTACTACCAAAAAATAATCCATTATGCGGTGTTTGGCCTAAACTGTCTTCGTAAATAGTATCACCCAAATCAGGTTCGAGACCAATTCCATCATGATAGTAAGTTGTATATGTAGTATCTGAACAATTAATGTTTGATACTTGGAAATATTTTTGAGTAGTCATTTGAAAAGCAGTAAAAGTAGGTCCAGCTCCGTAGTTTCTAAAATTAAGCAAGCTGTTCTTACTACCTTCATAATTAGGATCCCACTCGCTAGGACTTTGCGCATTAGCAATAAGAATAAGAGTGTCTAAATCGTTTTTAGAAGGATCAACCTCAAGCCTAACATCCTCAAGTGTAAACGTTGTTGTATTAGGTACTGCCATTATAATCCTGCTTTTTCTAACCTAGCTTCTAACTCAGCTATTTTAGCAATTAATAAATCAATATACTTTACAGATTTTAAACCTTCTTCATCTGTTTTTACTAACTCAGGGTTTGTTTCTTCTAACTCTTGAGCTATAACACCATAACGTGTCTCTTTACTATCCTTGAACTTATAAGACCTCCATTTAGCATCTACCTTTACATTTAAATCTTTTATATCTTCCTTTAAAGACGCGTCAGAACTTAATATAAAATTTGTTGCTTTAACATTTCCAGATACTTCTAACTTTTCACCAGGACTACCTGTCCCAATCCCAACGCGGCCACTGCTGCTATTTATAATTACATTATTTCCAAGCTGGTTTATATATAAAGGCTTAGAGCTATGGCTTTGTATAAAACTATAATTTGTGTTTCCCCCTATTTTAAGGTTTGTTCCGCCAGTTGTTCTTAATTCTAAAACACCCGTAGAAGAATTATCATCACCTCCTTCAATAGTTAATTTAGCTCCAGGACTAGTCGTCCCGATACCGACGCGGCCTGAGGTATCCATAACTAGTTTTGTACCAGTTGTTAAAGAGTCACCATCATAGTCAAAAGCAATCTTAAACTTTTCATCACTAGAGTCTATCCCAACTGAATAAGCTCCACCACCGCCTTCGTCATAAAACCTCATGAAAGCATCGTTAGGTGTTCCACTGTCAGATATTAAAGATAATAAAGCGCTAGAGCCGCTATCTCCTCTAACTTCTAATTTAGAACCAGGACTAGTTGTTCCGATTCCGACGTTGCCGTTAGAATCAATACGCATTCTTTCAGCAGAAGATGTATGTACCGCTACCACAGTAGGAACAGAACTTGAAGTTGTTCCTATGTTTAGTTGATTAGAACTGGTAAGTTGTACAATTGGTATGTCAGCATTGTTGGCTGCATTCCTCCACATTAACTGACTGTTATTTGACAGCTTTATATTTCCGTTTACATCTAGCTTTTGTGTAGGGACTGTGTTGGATAGACCAAAACGCCCGGTGTTTGTCATGGTGAATCCATAGCCAGATACACCTGGATTGAATATCCTAAACGAGCCGTCGTTTAATACTATCAAACCATACTCGTCACCGTTTCCGCCCTTTAAGTTGTATGATGCGTTTGTACCGTCTACAAGAATCCCATCAAATCCTGAGTTTAAATTGTTTAATTGAAACTTAACCTGAACGTCACTTAGATCTACATGTAATGGGGCGGCTGGACTCGTCGTTCCAATACCAACTCTTCCTGTATCAGTCAATGACATCATAGTACCAACTCCTGTAGTGGTTTTACCCATATAGAAGTCAAGTCTTGCTGAGTCTGTTCTTACTACTGAATGCGTAGAGTAGCCTTCAAATAGAGTACCTTGAATACCAGTGCTAAAATTACCAAAACTTAAAGTTGAAGTAAAAATACCGTGATTTAATCTAGATGTTCCATCTAAGTCTAAATAATATGCAGTATTTGATGCGTTTATAACGTTCCCTGATAGTCGTATGTTACCGGCAACATCTAACTTTTCACCAGGACTCGTTCCGATACCGACGTTACCTGAGGAGTCAATCTTCATCACCGTAGATGACCCAATTAAGAATGAACCGTTATCACCAAGGCCAATTTGCGTAGCCGCACTAGTGTAGGCGTAAGCACCTAATTTAATAACGTTGCCGCTAGTTATAGTTAATAGCCCATAACTAGAACCGCTGGTGTTTTTACCAAAGATGGTTTTATTATTATTTAGATATATATTACCTGAAGTTAATAAATCACCCGTCAAAGGATAACTTGCTCCAGCTGAAAGTGGTAAGTAAGGACCACCTATAATACTTGATCCCGAGCCATCAACCCAGTCAATACCTGTTCCTGTAGAGATTAATATTTGGTTAGAATTACCTGAATTACCATCACCGTCAAGTAATCCCGCTTCTATTTGTAAATCTGTATTTATTTTTTTAATTGCCATATATTATGCGTATGTTGAATTAATTGCTGCACCAGATGCTTCTACAGTTACTCTTGGAGTATACGATTTAGTTCCACTAGTTGATTTAAATGTAAATGTTATAGTTGACCCGTTAGCTGATGCTACTACATCAAAGTCATTTGTTCCCTCATCTATTACTTTATTTGTAATCCACGTACCCGCTGCATTATGACAACTGTAAACTATTCTTTGATACTTTCCTGTGTGCCCAAAGCATGTGAAAGTAAACCCAGCTGATGCGCCGTTAAACCCTGTTGTAAGTCCTGCCACAGCATACCCTGTTGTACTTAAACTGCCAGCTGATTTACTATAAGTTACTTTTCCTCCTGCATTTATACCTCCTGATACATCTAACTTATACCCAGGACTAGTCGTTCCGATACCTACGTTACCTGTAAAAGTTGCTTCTCCAGTATAAGCATTAAATGTCGTGGGATTAGAACCATTAGCGCCTATTTTTACTGTAGTTGACGCATTTGTTGGAGTAAATTGCAATTCTATTGCTGCGCCATATCTATTTAATTGTGCTGCATTCCAAATAATATAGCCATCTGTAAAACCACCACTATTCACGTAAGTTGTATTTATAGAACCTGCAAAAGTTGCGTTACCGCCTGAAGCTATACTGAGTCTATGAGAGTTATTTGTTACATCATAAATGCTAAAAGATCCATCGTTATTTATTATAGAATAATCTGAATCATTATTTGTGTCGTATAGGTTTATTCTTGGGTAAGCATAACTTAAAGTTAAATTGCCAGTTACTGTTCCACCTGAAAGTAATAAATACCCACTTAAGTCTTGATCCCCCGTGTTAGTTCCTGAAAGGTTACTACCAAGTATTGTTCCTGTAGCTAATATGTTACCATTAACGTTAAGTTTTTCTGAAGGACTAGTCGTCCCGATCCCGACGTTGCCGTCGTTGCTAAACCTAGTGTGGAATGCTCCGTTAATGTAATAGTCTAGAGGAAAATTTCCTAGTACCTGTATTTGGTGTTGGTTAGAACTACCAACATATAACTTAATTCCATTGGTAGTAGTTCGACCTATTAATACCTCAGCAGCATTTCCTAGTATTTTAGAGTAATTGGAAGATGCTCCAGCATCGGCTAAAACATTACCTACTACATGAAGTTTAGCCTCAGGACTAGTCGTCCCAATACCAACGTTGCTTCCTGATAAAACTAGTATATTACTATCAGTAATACCCCCTGAAACAAGCGACTCTACTATTAACTTATCAGCTGAATTTTTAAATCTATATTCTTTTGTAGTCGCGTCTGCTGTTGATGTAGAAAAAACAGCTACGTTTTCAAAATACATAGCTCTACCTAAAATATGAGCATTTCCTGCTCCATAGCTATGGGAGTAAGTACTAGTTGACCCATCTTTAATTCCTCTTTCCGTGAATAGACCCCAGCCACTAGTGGATGAAACCTCTAACTTAGCGCTAGGACTAGTCGTACCAATACCAACTTTACCATCTGAGGTGATACGCATTTTTTCTGAGCCAGACTGTTTGAATATAACATTACCTTGTGTTCCTTGTATTTCAGTCCCCGTAGATAAGTTGTCATCAAAAATTATAGATCCACCAGTATTGTTAGAACTATTTATATATATTTTAGGTATAACTCCAGCAACTTCAAGCTTATGAGCAGGACTAGTCGTTCCGATACCAACGTTGCCGCCGTTAAAATGAGTTATTCCCAAAGATCTAATTGCAATAGTTGTTGAGCCAGCGGCTGTACTTGCAAATAATGCCGCGTCAATACCGCTAGCATCATATGCGTGTATATTACCAGCTGCGTGTAGTTTTTCATTAGGATTAGTCGTGCCAATACCTACGTTACCTGAAGAGGTAATACGCATTCTTTCGTTCTTGCTATTAGCTCCAGTAGAAAAAGAAACACCATCATATCCACTAATACAAATACCATCAGCCGAACCACCGTTATGATCCTCAGCGGTTATGGATGCATTGTACGTAAAACCGTCTCTAAAGAAAATACCATTTCCACCGCCACCATCAAATGAATTTAGATAAATATTTCTTCTTGTAGAATCTACAAAAGTTCCTCCAGATACCTGAATGTTTCCTTGAAAATTAGATGTACCAACCACGTGTAGCTTAGCTCCAGGATCAGTCGTTCCGATACCTACGTTGCCTGCCCTTGTCATTGACATAACATCAACAGCAGTTGTTAAAGCGTCATTAAATGCTCTAAACTTTAAAATTGATGTTTCAGATTGAATACCCCATCTTTTTGCATCAGCAATTTGGTCAATTTCTTCTAATAGTAGAATAGGATTAGCGTGAGTTAAATGCAATAGTGTTTGTGGTTCTGTAGTACCAATCCCTAGCCCATTTACCGTGGATGTCATTAGATTCGCTCCCCCATTATCTGTTCTAAAATAAACAGTATCAGAGTCAAAATAAACATCAGAACTTCCGCCATATCCAAATCGGTATGATCCACCGTCTGGATTAACTATATGTAATTTTGAGTCAGGATCAGTCGTTCCGATACCGACGTTGCCATAGGCATCAATGCGCATTGCTTCACTACTGTTAGGTGAAAATGTTATGGGCTGTGCAGTTAGGGTTGCTACATTTAAAGAATAGCTCCCCATTATACTATTGTATCCAAGTGAAGTACTTTGACTTTGACTTAAAGAATATGCGCTTATAATTTTTGTAGTACCTATATTATCACTACTTATAACTCCTAGCTTCTCACTAGGACTATCCGTTCCGATACCCATCCTACCGTTAGTCTCATCTAAGTGAACAACTGTAGATTCTGTTGTATTACCATCACCAACCCATATTTTACCAGTTGTAAGATTAGGCACATCGTTTGTTCTAAGTATAGAAGAAACAATAAGTGAACCTGAATTACCACCAGATACTTTACCAACCTTAGCAACGTTCTGTATAAGTCCAGTTGGACCTGTTGGTTTTGTTAACGTAAGTCCTCCACCTGCTTTAACGTAAACTGTATCATTTGAATTAGGCGTCACACCATCAATTGGGTCGGTTGTTATGTTATCCATAAAACCACCGGTGATAACGTAACCAAAAGCATTTACAGCTAACGTTTCATCAAGTAATCCAACTGCTGGCATCTTAGCTGAATCGCTAGCATCAGCTGGAGCAATCTGAACAGTATCTGTAGCACCTACAGTTCCAGTTATATAAACAGGTGTTCCTTTAGCTATCGAAGCTGTGTGTGTGTTTTTTACATATATAACAACATGCTCAGCGTTATTCGCGCTTATAGTGTTTTGATCTATCCAAGCGACACCAGAACCTGTAGATGATAAAACTTGTCCATTAGAACCTGTACTACCACCTGCTTCTACGCCAGCCTGTATTTCTATGTCACTTTTAAATTTCATGTATTGTATTTAATTATTAACCTATTTTCTGCACTAATACTCTAACTGAATTTACAGGAGTTGAAGCAAATGTAACACCAATCCTAGAGTTGCTAATTCTTTCTACGTCAGCATATACGGTCTCGTCTGTGGTTATGTCGTACAACTGTACAATAACATCTTTAGTACCTAAGTTATGGTCAATTGTTAAATCTGTATCCGTGATTGTTTCAGCATAAGTATTGCTAGAGTTTGTGTTTGTGTTTGTTACTGTTGCTGTACCACTTGAATAAGCGACTGATATACCAGTTCCTCCAGCTACTATTACAGCACCTTTGTTACTTGCTGTAGAATCTTCAACACTAACCGTAGCTGTACCTGAAGCATATGAAACATCTATTGCTTCACCAGCATTTACATTACCAATACCTACTGTAGTTAGATCAGCTAGATCAACATTGTTTTGAACTGTTGTCCAAGCGTTTAAATCTGTTGGATTATCTATTTCAGCAATTAATACATCACCAACTCTTAATTGCTCACCAAAGAAAGTACCATCTGCAGTAACTGTATATGTCCAACCTTTTTTAATACTGTTTGGTGAAGTAGTTAAGTCAGGTACATTTGTCGATGCGTTATACGCTCCTTGATAACTTAACGCTCCGGTTACAGCTTGATCAACATATTGTTTTGTAGCTGCGTCTTGTTGACTTGTAGGATCAGCTAGATTCTCTATCTTGTTACCACCTGCATCTATAGTATTATTAGCACTTACTTCAAGACCACCATTAAAAGTAGCATAAGCTTGTACGGTAAGATCATTGCCAACTGTTAAATCGTTATTAATAGTAACATCGTCTGGTAAACCAACTCTTAACTCTGTAGCGCTCTGTCTACTTACTGTAATTTCATTCGTAGTACCAGAAATAGTTACGTCATCAGTGGTAGAATCACTACCTGTTAATCTAATAGCTGTACCTGTTGAAGCGGTAGATAAGTCATATTTGGTATCGTCAGAAGCTGGTATTGTTACGGTAGATACGTCAATAGCTGTTACGTGACCCGTAGCGTTTGTAGTTACACTGGTTACAGCTTCAAAAGTACCACCATACGTAGGTGCATCTGTAGAGGTTGTATCTGTTCTTGAAGTATTATCGTGGTTTATGATAGGATCTTCAGCAGTACCTGTATCTGTTAAGTAGGTACCAGCAGTTAGAGTAATAACTCCACCACCTACTTCTACCCAAGCACCGTCTGCCCATACTTTAAGTACGTCTTCTGTAGTGTTGTAGTATATTTGTCCTTCGACACCTGTTCCAGCTAAAGCATCACTAGCTTGGTTTTCTATTCTACCTTTTATCAGCTCGTTCTGATTGAGGTTAATACTATTTAAATAATTTATAGCCATGTTTTTTTTAGTTTAGATAAGCTTTGCCGGAAAAACCAGCAGAAAATGTTATTGTTAAGTTGTTTAGATCTGTATATTCAATTTCACCTTTAACTTCTATATTATTTATGTTAACAGATGTAACTGAGGGGAATTTATTTAAGTTATGTTGTATATTCCAAACAGCAGAAGGCGACGATTGGTTATATACGAAGTTTTTATCAGCATTAGTATCAGTGTCAAAAGCTATACCATAGTAGTGTAAGTTATGTATAGAGCTATTACCTTCTACAAACGTTAAACTCATTTCGTAAACATTACCACTAACTAAAGTAAGTGAGTTAAGTCTATAGACACCATACCTGTCTAAGTCTCTTCTATCACTTATTACAATATTTGCACCAATTAATCTAGTTAAATAAGCTATAGAATAAGTACCATTAAGCATTATAGTGTTTACATATAGACTAGTAATACTAGAAAACTGTGTATTATCGCCCTCGTAGTTTTCAAATGATATACTAGCCTCAGGTCTATTACCACTTTCATTGGGATCTATTACAAATTGAAAGCTATTAGAACCTAAATAAACATTTACAGCAGCTATAGATAGAGCATTGACAGAAAAGTTTTTAGTCTGCCCAGTGTCTACCGATGTTCCGATCATTATATCAGAACCAACCGGTTTATTCTTCCTCTTATAAGAAGATATACCACTCATTATGCTAATCTAATTTTAACAACTCCATCAGTATGGTATAAACCTCCTACAGCTACACCACCTGTTGCAGCAGCACTGTCATTTGCAAAGTTATCTGCTACTTTAACGATGTTATCACTAGCAAATTCAATTAATGTCTCTACTTTCGCTTGCTTAGTCACACCACCACTGTTTGATACTACTACTAAATCACTATTTGATAAAGCTAGTGTCTCTTGATAACTGTTTATTAATGCCATGTTTTGTTATTTTTTATCTTTTTTCCTCTTTCTATCACCGTTTTTAAACGTATCTCTATTTGACGATGTTGAAACTCTTTTAGTATTCCCTAATTCACCGTTTACATGGTGTATATCTGAGTCAGATCTTTGACCTATTCTTTGATTTTCCGCTTTTTTCTCTTTTCTCTTGAATTTAGCAGTTGATTTGCCTTCCCAAGGTATACCTTTAGCATACGCTAAGTCTCTTGCTGCTTTTCTTTTTCTAGCGCCTGGAGATAATTTTTGTTTACCCATGAAAACTTTGATTTTATACTCTATATACTTACATAAGAAGCATCGATTTTACAATTTATAGCTAAAGTATGACATTAGCCTCTTACTATTAATATATAATAGCCTATTGTCACCCCTTTTGTTTTAAAATTTTGTTAGATATATAGGGTTTTGGGGCTGCCCCTACCGTAGAGCGTTTGACTTCTTTTTCCAAAATGGTTTCAATTTGCCGGGCCCCCTGTCTTTTTTTTGGTTTTCCGAGAATTTTTTGGGTTTTCCTATGATTTTACGGAAATATTCGATCTTTTTCTACGGGAGTAACTAATTTATAACAGCTACGCTGTATAGCATAGTACAAACTCTCTACCGTTTAACTTCGATAATATTACTGTAATTAAAATTAAAATATAATAATTAAAAAACTCAAAATAACTACTATTATATCTTGATAATAATTATAAATAAAAATAAAATAATAATAATAACTAAAATTAAATCAAAATGGAAATTTTAAAATCAAAAAGATTCGTAGTGCGTAAAAGTTTAATCGGTAAAAATCAAATTATTGAAGTCACATTTAAAAATGGAAAAGTCGCTAAATATAATCATGACGATGCATATAAACAAATGGAAGCTAAATTAACCAAAATGAATTGTTGGGCGAAATATAAATCATATACTTCTTCTTCAAATATACCAATGAGTGTTAGATCTGTATTAATTACAGACTAATGCTCGCAGAGTAAAACAATAACTTAAAACAAATAAATATGCCTTACGAATACAAAATAGAATTAGCTTTAGCTAACACAGATATGGATCTTGCAGATATTATCGAACTAAGTATCGACGAACTAGACGAGATCATCGGCTTCTAAAAACTATAAACCTTTAAAATATACAATATGGATTTTTACGACAAAGAAATAGAGAAATTATACTACACGCTAAGATCAATGATCAATGCAGAATATGATAGTATCTTATACGATCTTGCTCAAAGAGCAGATGACTTAAAGTTTGAAAATGTAAACTTAAAACATAAATTGTAGGGGGTGACAATAGCCTGTTACTAGTCTTATATAATAGCCTAATGTCAGCCCTATTCTCTGCACAGTAATAGCCGCTGTGTATAGCATAGCTGTATAGCACTTTCAAGAATTCTACTTCGCTCGCAAGATAACTATATTTTATATAACACTTTGTGTGTATAGCACTCTCACTTCGTACAAACTTTCGACGATCGGTTTCAGATAATATAACTGAAATTAAAATTAATAATAACTTAAAAATATTAACTTAAAAATAAATAATTATGAGCAACTTAAAAGCTAAAAGATTCTTCGTTAGAAAATCACTTATCGGAAGTAACACTATTATTGAAGTAACCTTTAAAAATGGTAAAACAGCAAAATATAACCATGATGACGCCTTCAACGCCATGAAGGAATCACTTGAAAAAATGGCTTGTTGGGAGAAATATAAAAGCTATACCTCGTCTACTTCAATACCTTTAAAAGTAAGACCTTTCTTGATCGAGAAGTAGCAATAGGTGGTCAGAGAGGTGGTTTTACATCTCTCTTGACTTTTCCTCAAGTAAATATTTTTACACCTCTTAGAAACCATTATATAAAGTATTATACGCCTATGTATATATAAGTATATAGAGAAATATTACGAGTAAATAAATAATAATTATAGTGTCCAACACTAATACGGTCACTTTTAGATAATAAAAATGTAAAATAATAATAATAATAGTATGAAAACAGTATTAATAATATTAATCGTGCTATTTATTATAGCGTACTTAAAAACAAGAAAAATATGACAACTTATAGGGTTAAGGTTAGTTGCGTGAATTAAAAACTAAAGTAAATAAATATGGAAGATTATACTTGGAATACAAAGGAAGCTATGGCTACAAATACTGATACTATGAATGACTTTATAGATAATCATATGGCAGAATATTGTGGAGTGGATTATGAAGTAGTACACGAAGATGGTGCTTATGTAGAAATACAAAACGACAAGCATATACTTTATGGAGTACACGCAAGTGGAAATGGAGACTTTTGTAGCCATAGAGTTAAATTTGAAGAACTAAAGTAGCATTAAATATAACGGAAAAGTATAACAGTAGTAACGTGAAATTATGAATGAATTACAAATATTAGGAATAGTGATTGTTGGCGGTGTTTTTGGAATAGGTTTTTTAGCCTTAGCTATTTATGCGACTTTTGATAAAACTCCAAGAACATATATAAGAAAACCGCCTTTAACCTTAAAACGCAAAAAAAATACGGACACTCGTAGATAATATAACTGTAATTAAAATTAATAACTTAAAATAAAATAACCATGACTATCCTTAGAATTAGATTTCCAAAAAATTTCGGTAAAGAAGTAAGACAAGCAATGTTCAAGTCTAAACGAGTAAAAAATACCTTCGAAGTGCACAACAGTGTGCTATACATCAACTCTGAAGACTTTGAAGAAACTGAGAAAATATTTAACAGAATAGTACTTAACTTTAAATTATTATAACTATGAAAGAATTTTTAAAAGAACAACTAAACATGCTCGATCGAGGCATAGTGGTAACACCAAACGAAGAATATTTAAACGACTTTGCTAAAGCTAATGGTGGAACTAATGACTTTTTACTAATGCAACTTGGCAAGAACTATGGTTATAAGCTAGCTTTAGAATTAGTAGCAGAAAAATTAAATATTAACTTAAACGAACTATAAAACTATGACTGGAGAATATAATAACTGGAGTTCTTTCCCAACTTGGAGAGTATGGAACGATATACTGGGTGATATAGAGTTTGAAGAGCCTGTTACTGCCGACGACTTATTAAAAATAGTATACGACGTGGTAATATCTAACCTTGAAATGACTTCTGGTAGTCACCTAGTAGAAGAATATGCGAGAATATTCATAGCGCTACCTAACTACGAAGAAATAGCTAATGCAATTAACTTTGACTTAAAACACTAAATATTATGAAATTAAATAAAGAAGAAATAGATGACATCGCTTATTATTTAGACGATGTGTTAGATAAAAGATTCCACGACGCTTGCTTCTGGGCTTTAAGCGATAAATATGGGTATGACTTTGACGTAAGTGACGAAGATGTAGCAAAAATTAAAGAAAAACTTAAAAAGATAATATAATGAAATTAAAAGAGGTAAATAACGAGTTCCAAGCTTCATCATTCCACGGAGTAACCGTCGACTTAATTCCTTCAGACCTTATAGAATTATGTGTAGAGAATAATATACCATATCACGAGAATAATACGGGTGAAGATAAATGCAATTTTGACTTTGAATTTTATATACCTGATGAAGATATATACTTTACAGTTTATGACTGGAAAGAGTACGAACCGCTTAGAGCAGACTACTGCTATATATTTCACATTGGCGCAAAAAATGAATATGCCTCAATAATAGCTAGAGACTATTTACTAAGTGAAATACAAAACGCTGTAACAAAATAAATACAATCAGCGATCGATAATATTAATGTAATTAAAAAATAATAAAGATGAAATTAAAAGAATTTACACATAACGAAGACTACGTAAGATTTAACAGGGAGTTAATTATCGAAGTAAACTCTATTATAACTGCAAATGTTGAAGTATGTGGTGGAGTAACAAGTATTAAAAGTGAAAAATATGGTGACGTTATAATATTTGAAGACGCTGAACCTTACGCTACTTACTCTGTTAATGGTAAGAAATTAAAAGGTAATGGTTTTAGAGAATTTTATAATAAATTATTTTATGGTTCTTTCGAAGAATTTGATAAAGAGGTATGTGATTTCGCAGTACTTCAAACTGCTAAAAACTACGATAACCACTTACTATCTCTTAGTAGAAAACAAAAAATTAACTTACTTAAAGAGGTAATTGACGAAGCTCCTACATTTATATCGGATCAAGGTGAAACTATATTACACCGCCACTGGGCTTGTAACGCAGTGTTAGAAGCATTAGGTGTAAAGTTTTTACCTTGTAAAAAATACACTATTAAAGACTCTGACGGAAAAACAAGATGGGGCGTTTTAAAAGAAAATTATTTAAACTTATATAAAAGCCTTAAAAATGGAGAATAGATATCACAGAGGTGTGCTATACACACCGATCGAATGGCGTACCTGGAACGGTCACCTTTGTAAAGGCTACGAATGTAGCGATGAGAAATTACTTGACGGTTTATTCACAGTATCTTTTCAAGCATACAGTGAAGATGAAATGAAAAGAGAGATCGATCACTATATCGACAACAGAGAAGAGTTGTTAAATAAAAAAAGATTAATAGATCGAGCTACAGTATATACATACGAAGAATTAGATTATCCACTAGATTAAAACACATATTATGGAAATAGATTTTACAAAAATAGCAAACGTTGAGGTCGATGGTATTGACTTCAACGACTACCCTGACTTCGTAGATGCTTTTATTGCATCAGCAGAGTATGATGGTAGAGAAATGACGGAAGAAGAGATCGATTATATTAACGACGTACACCTTGACTTTGTCAGTGAGTGTGTTTATAACCACTTATTTTAACATGGGAGCAATAACACCTAGATTTATAAGAGATGTTATCAATGAAATACTAAACATTGATATAAGTGAAAAAACCAGATTACGTGGTTACTCTGACGCTAGGGCTATATACTATGTACTATGTAGGAAATACACAACTTATTCATTAGAAGAAATTGGTAAACAAGTAAATAGACATCACGCAAGTGTGCTACACGGTATAAATAATGTATTCCCAGTGATAAACAAGTCACTATATACAGTATTAAACTCGAGATTTAGAGAAATAATTAAAGAAGAATATACTATAACAAACTAAATACGATCACTGATCGATAATATTAATGTAACAAATAAAATATAATAGAATGACACGAGAAGACTTAATAACTAAAACAGCAGAATTACAAGCAACATTAGAAGCTAATAAAGCTGCACAAACTCAAATAAATTTAGAATTAAATGAAATCACAAAAAAATTAGTAAATATGAACAAACCTGTAATATCTCAAGAGCAATTCGATTTAATATATGAAGCGATTGAAGCAGCTATTGATAACCTTGATTTTAGTGACACTGAAAACTACGAATATGATTTTGGTATGGACTACGACGGTAGAGTATATATAGAGAATATAGATTTTGAGAATCGTACAGATTTAGTATCAACTATAGTTTACGAAGTTGAAAGTTTATTTAACATTACAAAACCTGTTAGCAATGAATAATGAGTTTGATTTACAAGAGATAAAAGAAAGAGCTCACGACAAAGCTTTTGCTAAAATAACAATGTTAGGTATTGAGAAGAGCGACTTACTTGACGACATAAAAAATAATAATACAAGTGTTGTACCTATAGAGACATTAGAAAATATGCTTGAGTCTTGTAAGAAAGAGCTAAAGGTTTGGAATTACATTGCATCATTAATAGAAAAAGATAACATATAAACAAATACAATACGATCACTGATCGATAATAATATAAAATAAATATATAAACATGGAAAATTTAGAAGACAGATTTTTAACACAACTAAGAAGACGAGATATGCTAGTAGATATGTATACTCAGCGTATGTTTGTTGAGTATGACATCAAAGAAATAACAACCCCAAAGCAAAAAGCTAACGGTACTAAAATGTTCAAATTACCTGACGGTACACAAATAGCGTCTTATAAAACAGGTTATGTTAGAAAAGTATCTCGCGGTAGAGTTTATCAGTTAAATAAAAAATACTTACAAAATCAAAGATATACTGTGCTTACAGACAAAGGTTTACAAACTTTTCGCACTACCTGCTGGGCTAGAGAATTAATACATAACCCAATGGCGCGTCTGCTATACATCGTCGAGTTTGCTAAACGTAATCATAACTTATATAAATTAGTATAAATGAGTAATTCAGAGGAAATCAAAGATCAAATTGCTAAGAGAGTTGCAGATGCAGTAGAGGATTATATCCTTGAAGAATCAGAACACTACATGTATTTACTCGGTAATTATGAAGAGTCTAATAACGATTTTATAGCAGATCAAGTAGATATTATATATAAAGTATGTAAACTTATGACCAATGAAAATAAATAAACAAAGAAAATTAACATTAACAGAGTGGATGATTAAACACCAAGTGTCTACATACCACACTAATATAAATTTAGCTATAGCTCAAGCTATAAACAGTCAAGATAGAAAACAATTAACATAAATGATATAAAAACAAGTAAAAATGGAAACAAAAGAACAAAAATTACCTAAATGGTTTACCGGACAACTATATGAAGAGGGTTCAACAGTACAAAACCCTTTCAGTGGAGCAGAATATGAGTTAAATAATGTAGAGTTATCTATGTATGACTTCATATTAGGTGCTAATTTCTTATACGAAAGAGGCGCTGCATCTAGTAAAACAGTTAATGATCTTCGTAAAGGTTTATCTTGGTTTAGAAAAAACAACGGTGATGCTTATATGGTTCTATTAGATTAGTCTGCAAACATAATACGATTACTATACGATAATATATTAAAATAAATAATTAAATTATGAGCGTTTCACTTTTAACCCAAAACTCAAAACTTAAAAAAACATCTAAAGAATTAGGTGTACGTGTATTCAACTTTGGCATACCCGCATACAAATCTGCATCAGGTAAACTAACTTGCCCCATGGCTGATGGTTGTGTAAAGTTTTGTTATGCAAAAAAAGGTGCCTATATATGGTCTAACGTAAAACCAGCATTCGAAAAACGTTATGAGCTAAGTAAGACTGATGAATTTGTTGATAAAATGTATGACGAAATAGTTAAAAAGAAACCAGATTATGTAAGGGTTCACGACAGTGGTGACTATTATTCTAAAAAATATCTAAATAAATGGATCGATATTGCTTTATTGTTTCCTGAAGTTAGGTTTTATAGTTATACTAATATGGTTCAGATGTTTTTAGATACTAAATTACCTAGTAATTTCGATGTTATATTCAGTGACTCAGGTAAACAAAAGCATTTAATTGACCCTATTAAGCATAGACATACTAAAATCTTTGCTATACACAGTGACCTTAAAGCTGCAGGCTACACTGATGCATCAAAAGTAGATCTTTACGCAACAAAATGGTTTAATAAAACAAATAAAGTAGGATTAATATTTCACTAAAATATGAGTGACCCAAGAAAAGATTTTATGCAAACATTAATTTACTGTTTTGGCGGTATGGCTTTATTATGGGCTGTTCTATCAATCATATTTTATTGTTTATAACACCAAGATAACAAAGTATTTTAATAAATTTTATATAATGAATAGAGATAAACATATATGGGAAGGCTGGACAGTAGGTGACTTCATTGATGATATAGAACCTATATTTGATATGTGCGCTCCTTTCCTCGATAAACAAAGTCTTAAACGTTGGGTTGCACAAGAACAGCCTTATTACAAAGAACATATACCAGAAGTATACAATTACTTCTTAAAAAAATCAGGATTATAAAACAAATAGAAACAAAAAAAATACGATAAGAAATCGATAATATTAATAATTAAAATCAAATAAAATGGAAAACAATTTAACAGAATTTATCACAGTAAAATCTTCAGCAGTAGTTTCTGCATGGTATAAACCTAGTGTACCTACTTTAGTAGTAGATTATGTAAACGGATCATCTTATGAGTACTTAGACGTACCTTATTTTGTGTTTGAAGGTTTTAGATCTGCTGAATCTAAAGGTGCATTCATCAACAAGCACATTAAACCTAATTATCAATCTAAAAAATGGTAAACGTATGAATATATTTTATTTACATTCTGATCCAGTTAAGGCTGCAAATGTACAATATAACAAGCATGTTGTTAAAATGATCTTAGAATCAGCCCAGATGCTTTGTACAGCCCATTATGTATATGGTTCTGATGAACAAAAAGCTAATGTTCCATACAGAAAAGCTCATTTGAATCACCCATCAACTATATGGGCTAGACAATCTAGATCTAATTACATGTGGTTATACGAACATATGATAGCTCTTGGTAAAGAATATACTAGACGATATGGTAAAGAGCATTTGACAATAACGAAATGTAGAGAGTTTTTATCAATACCTCCACAAGAGTTATATGACGAAGCATTTTCTGAACCGCCACAGTGTATGCCTGATAAGTATAAGGTTGATAATGATGCTATTACTGCGTATTGGAATTATTATGAAAACGAAAAACACACTGTAAGAAACTCAGATGAACAATTAATAACAAGACCTATAACAAACTAAATACGATACAGTATTGATAATTATTATATAAATAACACAAATATGACAGATAAAGAATTAAATGATTTAGCAGATTTAATAGCTAACAAAGTTGTAAAACAGCTAGAGGAAAAACAACTAGAATGGGATCAAAATTTTATTCAAGATGTTGAGGGTTTTGTATCAGACTCAACAATGAATATTAAATATACCTTTACTGATGAAATAGCGTTATTACAAGAAGAATTAGATATTGTAACAAAAAAACACGATAAAGCTATTGAAAATGAAAATTATTTAGAAGCTAAAAAGTATTTCCAAAAAATGATAACATTAACAGATAGAATAAAAAAACTTAAATAGACGTAAGATATGGGAAGATCTAAAGAATTATTTCATCATATGAGGGAGAAACAAATGAATAATGATTATCTAGATTATTATTTTTTTTATAAAAAAAAATCTAATTTAAAGAATAAAGAAAATCATTCAGTCCAAAAAGGGCTGACAATAGGCTATTAATATAATATAGTAGGGGGCTAATGTCATACCAAAGAAATTTAAAATACTTAAACAAGCATCGTATAATATATCGTAGAGATCCTATCAATGATAAACCAACTGAGGTTTATTCTTGGGGTAGCTATTACGAAAATGGTACTCACGAATGCTATACATTGTTTAATAGTAAGGCTAAAATAAACACTTATAAGTCTTTAAAATGGCATTTACTAGTTCTTTGGTATTTAAACCCTCAGATGAAACAAAATTTTTTTGAAAATTTATCACATTTTATAGTGGATATGTCAAATGGATTTGTTACTTTTAATGTGTCTGATCATTCTATTAAATCTATCATATATGAAGTTAGTATGTCTGATCTAGATAAACCTCCTAGAAATAGAGCTAGGAAAATAATTTTTAAAGAGTTCTCTGGTTTAACAACTGAACAAAAAATGTCTATAGTTGGACAGATGGTTGGTAGAAGCAAAAAAATAACTGAAGATGATATTTATCAAGCTATGTTAGATATAAACGAAAGCGGTAAAAAAATAACTAATAAGTCTTTGTCTGATCTACTAAGGTGTTCTACTAGAACAATACAGAGAAACACGAGTAACACTTTAAAAAAAGAAAAAGAATTATTAAATGATACATTAATTACTAATGAAAAAATACAACATTAAAAATTATCTTAGGTATAAAGATGATGTAAAAAAATCCATTTCGAGAATAGATGGTAAAATGTGGGACGAATATTCAAGAGATGAATTAATTATAAAGTTTTTACCTTTAGTTGAGAATATTGCTAGAAAATTTTCAACATCACAACAAGCATCGGGAGTATTAACTATAAACGATTTAATTCAAATAGGTTCTGAAGGTTTAGTAAGAGCTGTTGATAAATTAGACTTTGAAAAATTAAATGAGTCAGATGACATCGAAAAAACATTAAAATCATTCTTTTCAAAACGAATAAAAGGATTGATTAGACGACGTATAGACATCAATAGGGGAGACATTAGGATCCCTGAACATAAAATAAACGAAATCAGAAAAAATCCTAAAGATAAAAAAATGGTTGAAATGTTTTTTAACTCTATATTTTTATCTATAGATAATAACATCTCAAATGATGACGAAGAAAATATGTTATATCAAATACCAGATAACTCTGAACCTTACAATATGGATTTATTAAATATGTATCTTAAAGGTTTAATGAAGAAATATCTAGATCATAACGAATATGAAGTGTTAAGATTATCTTATGGTTTAGATTGTGATAGAGTTCAAGCAAAAGAAATAGCTTTGCAATTAGGTATTAACGGAATTAGCTCTTATGTTAGAGTTTCTGAGTTGAAAAAACAAGCTGTTCAAAAATTAATAGATAATGTAGATCACTCACAAGTGCTTGATTATCTGTAAGATAAATGTAATTTAAACAAATAAAATGTAATTATAATAGTATGAAATTAAATGAAAAACTAAGTAAAATTCAAGTTGAATTAAAAGCAAAAAAAAGTAAATTTAACTCTTTTGGTAGATACAACTATCGTTCTGCAGAAGATATATTAGAGGCTTTAAAACCTTTTCTAAAAGAACATAAGCTTACTGTTAGAATTGAGGAAACAATCCAAGAATTAGCAGGTAACTATATTCTTTATTCTACATCAATATTATCTGATGGTGAAGATGAAATACAGACTTCAGCTATTGTTGGAATTGATATGGATCAAAAAGGTATGAACTTACCTCAGAAATTTGGTAGTGCATCTAGTTACGGTAAAAAATATTCTTTAGGTAACTTATTTTTAATAGATGATACTGCTGATAGTGATGCTACTAACACTCACGGTAAAGCAAAACTTGATTTAACAGGTACAGCTTTAGATAAAGCTAAAGAATTTGTTAAAAACGGTGGTGATATAAACACTATTAAAAAGAAATACAATGTCACTAAAGAGTTAGAACAAAGTTTAATTAAATTAAAATAATGAATAAAGATGAAATATTAAAGAATCTAGAAGACGACGAGAAATACTATGGTGACTATGGTAAACAGTTTTTATCTAACTCAGATATTAGAGCTTTACTAAATGATCCATTGAATTTTAAAAAACCAATAGTTGGTAATCCAAATTTAATAAAAGGTGGATACTTTCATACATTAGTTCTAGAACCTGGTAAGTTAGAAAGATATAAAATTATAGATGCTGGTAGTAGAAATACTAAAGCGTATAAAGATTTATCAGGTGGAGAACTATGTTTATTACAAAAAGAAGCCGATGAATTACAGTTGTTAAGAGATAAATTAATGGCTAACAATGTTTGTAAAAGTTTAATACAAGACATTGATGTAGAATATGAAGTACCTGGTATAATAAATCTAGAAGATGAATGGTGGAAACTAAAAGCAGATATTGTTAACAACACAGAGCAATATGTTATTGATCTTAAAACAACATCTAATTTAGATAAGTTTCAGTATTCAGCTAGAGATTATAACTATGATAGTCAAGCATACATATATTCATCATACTTTAAAAAAGATATGATATTTATTGCTGTAGATAAACAAAGTCATAAAATAGGTATATTTGATTGCTCTCCTGAGTTTTTAGAGAGAGGTAAACAAAAAGTAGAAAAAGCTGTTGAACAGTATAGACTGTTTTATAAGAATCAAGATTTTGATCCTGCACAGTATTTAGTAACAAAGACGTTATCGTAACAAAAAAAATACGATTTCTAAAAGATAATAAAATTATAAATTTTTAAACACAGATAAACTATGGCAAGTATTATTAACGCAAGTATCAATTTAAATAATATTGATAAAACAAAGATCATTGACGGTAAAAAAGGTAAGTATTTACCTATTACAATTGTCTTAAATGATGAACCAGATCAATTTGGTAACCAAGGTCCAATCACAATTGCACAATCTAAAGATGAACGTACAGCTAAAGCTGCAAAAACCTATTTAGGTAACGTTAAAGTTATTTGGACTAATGGTGATAATGTCGCAGCTGCTCCAAGAGATGATCAACAATCTCAACAAGCTCCAGCTCAATCGTTATCTCCTCAAGAAGATGACTTACCGTTCTAATGAACTGTGAGATGTGTGATCAGGCTATGTCGCAGGAAGAATATGATTTCTGCGATATCTGCCCTGACTGTAGAGACGGAGAATAATAATTAAATTAAATAATAAATAACCTATGCAAATAGAGACTACGGAAATCAATGGTTTCCTGATTGATGAATTTAATATTCACAAATTAGAAGAGGGGAAAAAACAAGGCGTTTGTCCCCTTTGTTCTCATAATAGAAAGCCTAAAAACCAAAAAGCTAAATGTGCTTCTTACGATTGGCAAAGAGGTTTAGGTACATGTCACAACTGTAATAGCACTTTTCAATTACACAGTTATAAACGTAAAGGTGAATCTGAAAAAGTATATGTAAAACCAGAGCCAATAGAAATTGTACAGCCTGGAACAAGGGTTGAAAAATGGTTTGAGTCTAGAGGTATATCAAAACAAACTTTAACGGATCTTAAAATAACTGAAGGTCCAGAGTGGATGCCACAAACACAGAAAACTGAAAATGTAATTAAGTTTAATTATTTTGTAGGTGGACAATTAACTAATGTAAAATATAGAGACGGTAGGAAAAACTTTAAACTTTATAAAGGTGCTGAAAAAGTATTTTATAATATTGATAGCATTGTAGGTTATGAATACTGCGTTATAGTTGAAGGTGAAATGGATGTATTAGCTTTACACGAATCAGGTATAACAAACGTAATATCTGTACCTAATGGAGCTACATTAAACTCTAATAACTTAGATTATTTAGACAACTGTATTGATTATTTTGAAGACAAAGAAAAAATAATATTAGCAGTTGATTCTGATGAAGCTGGTCAAGCTTTACAAACTGAATTAATTAGAAGATTAGGATCTGAAGTTTGTTACATTACAACATTTGATGACTGTAAAGATGCTAATGAATATTTATTAAAACACGGTAAAGAAAAATTAACAAATAGAATAACTAGCGCAAAGCCTGTTCCTTTAGAGAATGTAACAACATTTAGAGATATTGAAGATGAAATTACTGACTTTGTAAGAAATGGTTTTAAACCTGGTTTTCAAGTTGGTTTACCAAACTTTGATGAAATATTTTCAACGTACACAGGTCAATTTATAACTGTAACAGGTATACCTTCAAGTGGTAAATCAGATTTTGTAGATCAAATGATTGTTGGTTATAATCAAAACTATGGTTGGAAAACAGCTTTTGCATCTCCTGAAAATGTGCCTACTTATTTACATGCTCATAAACTAATGCGTAAGGTTTGGCAAGGTATGCCAAGTAAAGATGATATTGGTAAAGACAGATGGAATCAAGTAGCAGAACACTGTAACTCTAATTTCTTTCATATAGATATGGAGCGTTATACTTTAGAGTCTGTACTACGTAAAGCTGCAGAGCTAGTTAAACGTAAAGGTATTAAATGTTTAGTTATAGATCCTTTTAATAAAGTTAGAGATGTAGATTCAAAAACTGAAGATGTTAATAGGTATACTATGGAATACCTACAAAAGATTGAAATATTTGCAAAAAAGTATGATGTCTTAGTATTCATAGTAGCTCACCCAACTAAAATGTATAAAGACAAAGATGGTAAAATCGAAGAACCAACTATGTACAACATTAAAGGTGGTGGTGAGTGGTATGATGCGTCTTATCACGGTTTATTAGTTCATAGAGATTATGAAGCTAAAACAGTTAAAGCTAAGGTTTTAAACTTAGGAGAAAATGGCGCTGAAGCTCATTTTAAATGGGAACCTAAATCAGGTTGTTTTATTCCTCATGAAGAAATAAATATAGGTAACGAAAAAATGCCTTGGGAATAATATGGCTAAAAGTAATCCATTTGATATGGGTAATTATTTACCAGATGAACAAGAAGAAAAAGCTAGATTTTGGTGCTTAAAAAATAATATATATATATCACCAATAGCTATAAAAGAAGCCACGTGGACAATTGTTATAGAAAATAAAGGTAATAAAAATACAGATCCTAAAACATATAACAAAAATCATATATGGCAGAAAGTTTATGAATACTACAAATACTATTATAACAAATATGAGAACAAAATTTAAAAACGCTGACGAAGCATACAACTATTTCTTTAATGAAATAATATTGAACGGTGTAGATTTCGGTGACACTAAAGCTTTATTTAATGTAGGTTTTACATTAGAAGATCCTTTAGATAATGCTATACACAATGTTGAACGTAATTTCAATATAGATTATGCTGAAGCTGAATGGCAATGGTACTTATCTGGTGACCCTAGAATATCAAAGTTAGGTGAGATATACGGTAAAGTTCCGGCTATATGGAAACGTATGGCAGATGAAAATGGTGAAGTTAATTCAAACTACGGGTATCAGTGGAAAAGACATAATCAACTTGATAATATCGTTAAACTATTAAAAGAAAAACCTGACACTAGACAAGCTGCTATAAGTATATATGATGGAAAAGAAATTAACAATTATGCAACAGATACACCTTGTACATATGCTATTCAGTTTACAGTATTAAATAATAAGCTTAATATGTCTGTCTATATGAGTTCTAATGATCTCTGGTTTGGCTTTTGTATTGATCAGTATTGTTTTTCAAAGCTTCAGCAAATAGTCTCAGAGATGACAGGTTTTGAAATTGGAACATATTATCATCATGCACATAATTTACATCTTTATAACAATAAAATCAAATAAATGTATTATCTTTATCACATACCAGGAAAAAAAATAGGTTTAACAAAAAACCTAAATGAAAGAGTAACTAAACAACAAGGTTACAAACTTGGAGAATACGAGTTATTAGAAGCTACAGAAGATATATCTTACGCGTCTAAAAAAGAATTAGAATTACAAAAACTTTATGGATATAAAGTAGATAATCAATTATATGAAAATTTAATCAATAAAAACAAGAGAGAAATGAAAATTAACGTAACAGAACAAACAACAACTTTTCCATGCCCAATAAATAAATTAAAAGGCAATTTGCTAGATAACATAGGTCTTAAATGGGCTACTGAGCACGGAGTATTTGGTTTAGATGATCAAACAATAGACTGGATAATTCAAAACGCTAGAGTATCAATGTTTAATATAAACAGATGCTATATTTATAATAAAGCATACGCTGCTGAGTTTTTAGAATATCCAAAAACAATAGAAACTATAGAAAAACAAACTCCTAGTGTATTTGATAACATTAGATCTTGGGCTAAAGAAAGAGGTATATATGATGCTGGAGACTCTAAAACTCAATATGTAAAACTTATGGAGGAAGCTGGTGAATTAGCAAAAGCATTACTTGATGAAGATGAACCAGAAATTATAGATGCGATTGGTGATATGGTTGTTGTATTAACAAACTTAGCAAAGTTAGAAGGACTTGAGATAGAGGAATGTATTGATTCAGCATATCATGAAATAGCTAATCGCAAAGGTAAAATGATTAATGGAACATTTGTAAAACAAACATTATAATGGAGATAAAAACAAAAGATCAAATAGTATTATCTGTATTAAAAAAAATGGATCAACGTAGTTTAGTAGGTCAAGAGAAATACGGAGCAACAATGATGCAAGAAATTGAAGGTCAAGAAAAAGACTTAAATAGGTTTTTAATTGATGTTCAAGAAGAATTAATGGATGCATTACTTTACATTGAAGCTGCGAAACGTTGCTTAGCTGATGAAATTGAAGAATCAATGTTAAATAGAATTAAGATCATTGCACAAAACGGTAATGATGGTAATCATTATGAAGAAAGTTTTTAAAAAAAGATCAAGAAAAAAAGGTCCTGTGAGGTCAAATAAAGTGGTGCACGATGGCATCACTTTTGCCTCCGGGTTAGAGAAATATATGTATATAGCTTTAAAGAAAAATAAGATCAAAGCTAAATACGAAGGAGAGACATTTGTCTTATCTAGTGGTTTTTATTTTGCGAACGAAGTATATGAAAGACAATCAAACGGTAAGGGTGAATTTGTTAATAGAGGTTGTAAAAGAATTTTACCAATCAAGTATACTCCTGATTTTATAGGTGATGATTTTATAATAGAAACTAAAGGTAGAGCAAACGAGTCATTTCCTATGAGATGGAAATTATTTAAGAGATTAATAGTAGAACAATTCCCTAATACAACATTATATAAACCACAGTGTCAAAAAGAATGCGACGAGACAATAAACTTAATACTAGAAAAGCGAAGATCAACGCAAAAATAAAATATGCGGAACGTCAGCTACAAAAATGGATTAAATGGAGCATAGATGTTAAAGGTGGAATTAAATATAAACAATTAAAACAAAAACAAGATGAGTTCAAAATCGAATGCTCCGCGTGGAGAAGAAAATGAAAAAGGTTGGTCTATTGAATTAGGTCTTTATCCAGGTGTACTATTTGGAATTAGATCTTATGAAATGGAAAATGCGAAAATACATGTTTTTTATTTACCTTTTGTAGATATAGCTTTTTACAATGAGCGATAACAAGGAATTACAAGACAAACTTGAAACTGTAAACTTTTTTATAGAAGAAGTTGTACATGAGATGAAGCAAGTAAAAGCTTCAGTAAATAAAAAAGATATGATAGCTTATATAGCTGCGTGGCAAAACACATTACAAACTATAAAATTTATGATAAACTAATGGGATTATTTGACGAAAGAATAGCTTACAAACCTTTTGAGTACCCTGAATATTATACTGAGGGTTGGTTAAAACAAGCTCAAGCGTTTTGGTTACACACAGAAATATCAATGCAAAGTGATATTAAGGATTGGAACGAAAAATTAAATGAAAAAGAAAAAAACTTAGTAGGTAATATATTACTAGGTTTTGCACAAACAGAATGTGCTGTTTCAGATTACTGGACACAAAAAGTAGTTGGTTGGTTTCCTAAACACGAAATACAACAAATGGCTATGATGTTTGGATCGCAAGAAACAGTTCACGCTGTAGCTTACAGTTATTTAAACGAAACATTAGGGTTAGAAGATTATGAAGCATTTCTACACGAACCTGCGACGTCTAAGAGATTTGATAACCTTGTGGCCTATAAAGGAAATGATCAAATTGGTATTGCTAAGTCTCTTGCTGTATTTTCTGCTTTCGCTGAAGGGGTTAGTCTTTATTCTGCTTTTGCTGTACTATATTCTTTTCAATTAAGAAACTTATTAAAAGGTATTGGTCAGCAGATGAAGTGGAGTGTTAGAGATGAATCTTTACATAGCAAAATGGGGTGTAAATTATTCCGTGATATGTGTAGTGAGAACGATCAATTACTGCATTTATGTAGAGAAGAGATTATAAGTGCGGCAGAAACAATGGTTAAACTTGAAACAGAATATATTAACAAGATGTTTGAGATGGGTGACATAGAAGGTATATCAGCTAATGATCTTAAACACTTTATAAAAAAGAGAGCAAATGAAAAACTTGTGGAACTTGGTTATGTTGACTTGGGATCGTATTTCGCATATGACGAGAAAGCAGCAGCTAATCTTGATTGGTTCTATCATCTTACCGGCGGGGTCACTCATACTGATTTTTTCGCGATTAGGCCCACTGATTATTCAAAAGCTAACGAAGGTGAAGACTTCGAAGATATATGGTAATAAAATTAAATATAAATAAATGACTAAACAAAAACAAAGTAGAGTCGATCTTTTAGAGAAAAAGATTGAAGCATTAATAAGAGTAGTGCAACAAATACTAGATGAAAACGCTTATCTTAAAGACTTATCAATAGGTACGCTAGAAACAATTAAACAATTTAAAGAATATGATGCAGCAATTGAAAAGCTTAAAGAAGAAGTGGTTAAAAAAGCTAGTAAGATCGAAGAAACTGAAACCTGAAGAAAGATTAGCAATTAGAATAGGTTACATGGGTAGTGGTTTTTTAATCGCTGCTCAATGGACTATAGATCCAAAACTTTACATGGTAGGATTTATACTAGTAATAATACAAACAAGCTCTAGGAAACAATGGAACTTAGTAGCTTTAAATATAAATGGGT